ATTTGGAATATTAGCAGAAGCGATTGGAGATGAAAGAGCTAAAAAAATGACATACGCTCAATTTCAAAAATTTTTATCTTCAGGTAATTTTATACCATTGACTGAAGAAGAAGAATTTTCTTTACAAAATGTCAAACAGAGAGCGTACACTGATATTACTAATTTGGGTAATAGAATGAGAACAGGATTAAGTAATGTTGTTCTAAATAATAATCAACAATCGTTATTAGTTCAAAAGATGATTAAAGAAAAAACTATAAAATCTGTTGAACTTAGAATTGGATCAAGAGGACTTGCTGCAGACCTTGCTGAAACTTCTAAAGATTGGGAAGTTGATTGGTTAAGAATAGCGTATTATCTCACACATGAAGCATATAATTCAGGCAGAGCTCAAAGTACATTGCAACAATTTGGAAGTGATGCAGAAGTTTATTTTGATGTCAATCCTGGCGCATGTAAACATTGTAGAAAATTATATTTAATGGATCCAGAAGATACAAATAGTGAGCCTAATGTTTTTAAATTAAAAGATATTATAGCAAATGGTAATAATATTGGAAGAAAAGCAGATGAATTGTTACCCACTATTTCACCTGTTCATCCGTATTGTCGTTGTACTATTAATCACAAGAAAGATGGTTTTGCTTGGGATTCAGAATTAAGAGCATTTATAATTCCTATTAAAAAAATTAGTACTAATCCAAAGTTAAAGAATATAAAGTTGAATATAAAAGTTTCAAAATGATTCATCTAATGTTAAAAAAGTTATTATCATAAGTAAAATCATATAATTTATACAATTATGGAAAATAAAGAAGATTTAATCGAAAAAGCTGTTGTAAGAAATGTTGGTGATATCCACCCAAATGGCGAATGGGTTTGGACAGAATATAAACCAGGAAAATTCAATTGGCGTGTAATTAAGAATAAAAATAGACAATCAAAAAGTTCTGATAATTCTTCAAATCAAACTCATTTAAAACCTATTGCTCAACAAAAGTCAAACGTTGGATCTAAAGTTGGTAAACCTATGAATATCCAACAATTAGAAGTTTGGGCAACTAAAACTTCTGAAGATAATCTTTTGAAAGTAGTTAATGGTACTAAAAATAGCGCCAGAATGCGCTTTATAGCATATAATGAACTTGAGAAAAGAGGATTTGACGTTTCTGAAATTGATACTTCAGGAACTCTTGATCAATTAATTAAAATGACTGGTAAAATAAATACTAAAGCGAATGATGATGCAGATACTGGCAATGATGATGATAATGATGATACAAAGGGGATGGATGTTATTGCTGATACAGATACTGTTGCTGATATAGACATTAATGGAGATAAAACAATAGACAATAAAATTACTGAAAAATGGTATCTTAATCCGAATGATAGTAGGATAAAGAAAAAGTTTAATAATCTTTCAGACAGAGAAGATCGTATAAAATACGATAAATTTGTCTATAAAATGAAGAAAAAAGAAAAGAATTATTTAAGTCCAATGGAAGTTGTTCAAGATTTAAATGAAGATTATCTTGAGTTCTTAAGTAATGATGAACAAAGATTTATGATTTCAGCAGGAGGAGCAGGAATTGGTAAATCTTTTGGATTTAATAAAATAGCTGAACTTTTAAATTTGAAACCTTTTACAACGAATGATAAACCAGGAGATGAAGATTATAGTATTTTTGAAGCTCCTGATGTTAATAGTGGTAAACAATTATTAAATATTCTTAAAGCTCATAATGGTAAAATCATTGTATTTGATGATAATGATAAGGTTTTGAGAAGAAGTGATTGCGCATCTGTTATGAAGAAAGCAACATCTCCTAATGGAGAACGTATTGTAGGAGATCCTGATGATATTAAACAAAATTTTGAATTTACAGGTCGTATTGTGATTATGACCAATAAAGATTTAGCCACTCTTGCTAAAGATGAAGATACAAAAGCAATCATAAGCAGAGCTATGATGGTGTCTGAAGTTTATTTAACAGTTGATGAAACAATTGAAGTTCTTGAAAACCGTTATCAAGATTTTGAATTTAAACAAGCTCCAAGACTTGAAGATCCGAAAGAAGATGAAGAAGAGCGTGAAGAAATTTTACAACTTATTAAGGAAAATAAAGATAATATTGATCCAGCTAAATTTACGACAAGATCTTTTCAAGAAATGATAATCGCTAAACGTAAAATTACTAATGCAAATGAAAAACGTAAAAATCCATTATTTGCTTCATTGATTGGCGATAAACAAAAAAATTGGCGAGATAAGGCAATAGCAGTTTTGACTAAAGCATTTGATTCTGATTTTGAAGTTTCTGATGAATTTTCTAAAGAACTTATTAAAGCTGAAAACATGCTTTTAGATGAAACTTATTCAAGCAAATTAGAAAAAGCTGAAGATTTATTATTTGAAAAAGGAGAAAATAAACATCTTTTTCCAGAAAAAGAAAAAAAGGCATTGAGTAATAAAAAAGAAGCGATGTCTAATACTTGGAAAGCTAAAAATAATGATTTTTTTGATGATATGACTTTAGAAAAAGCAGAAATGTTATTATTAGGAGAGGAATAAATATGGAAATAAGAAAAGCATTAAATAAAATTGCTGAAGAAAATTCTATTGGTAATATTTCCGATGAAATACTTATAAAGGCTTGCGATTCTTATAAAATTAAATCTGATGAATTTGAGGATTCTTATGAATATAATATATATGTCGCAAAATCTTTATTTGATCATTTACATGGGATAGAGCCTGATGATGAAATATGTAAGGCGATTGTTCCTGGTCAAACAAAAATTGTTGATGGCATTATGTATATTTATACAGCAACTCCTGGAGCAAAGACTACATATGATTGGCGAGTTTTTCATGGTAAAAAAAATATTGGAAGACAAATTGTTGATGGCTCAAAACAATCTATAGAAAAACAAAAATACATAAATGAACTTTTTCCTGTTGATTTAAAAAGTCTTAAAACAATAAGTAAACTTGGAGGAAGTACTGGAGCTGAATTAGTTGAAGATAGCAATGGAAATCAATATGTAATGAAGAAAGGCTCAAATACTTCTAATGAACATGTTCGTGCAGAATATTTGACTAATCAGCTTTATGATTTAATGGGATTAAGAGTTCCTGATTATGAGTTGTATGAAGAAAATGGAGAAGCAATTTTGCTATCGAAATTTATTTTTATGGCTACTGAGCCAAGTGTCGAAAATTATGACGAAATGGCTAAAGGATTTGTTGTGGATGCTCTTTTAGCTAATTTTGATATTTATCAAAATGACAATTGTTTGGTTGATTCATCTGATAGAATTATTAGAGTAGATAATGGTGGAGCTTTAAATTATAGAGCTCAAGGCGGTTCTAAAAATTTTGGAGGTGATGTTAAAATAGAATTTGATTCAATGATTAAATATAATCCGTCAATTGTCGCTAATTTGACCACTAAAGATTATATTGATCAAATAGATGAAGTATTAAAAAAGAAAGATGATGTTGTTAATTTTTTAATTGAAAGTAATTCTAATCTTTCTTCTATTTTTGATCAACGCTTCAAGTCATTAGAAACAATAAGAAATGATTTAGAATCAAAACTTATTAAAAATAATAAAGTTGTATTAGAAAGAAAACTGAAAAGCGATGCCGATATGTATAGAGACTTTTCAGAAGATGAATTAAAAACTTTTTGGGAAAAACAAAGTGGTAATGATTTTAACAGTAAAATATTTTCTACTAATGATACAGTCGGATGGGAATTGTTAAGTTCAATTTGTCAAGAAAGAGGATTTGATGCTCGTCCAAAAGTAGTTGATGAAACTTCATATTGGAATATTGTTAAACAATCTAAATACCAAATGTTTCGTGGTATAGAACATGGGAATAAAGATGCTGATTTTTACGCTTCTTCTTTTAAATACAATGACAATTGTTTTTTTGGAACTATTGGTATTTATGGTTCTGGGATTTATATGCATGTAAATGACGGTACAAAAAATCAAGATAAAACACAAACTACTTATAAAAATTCAGACGCTTATAAGGCAGCAAAATCTTATGCTGTAAAGTCAAATGTTATTCTTGAGTGTTGTCTTGAGTCAAATGCAAAAATTGCTAATGTAGAAGATTTAAGAGAAGAAATACTTTCTTTGGTTACTTTTGATAAAGCAGCAGTAGATGAAAAACAAAAAGAAATTGATTCTTTAAATTCTCAACTGAATAAATCTAAAGATGAATATAAAAATCTTACAATTAACGCTGAAACAGATGTTAAAAATAAGATGCATTGGGATGAAGATACTTTGGTTATGAGTCAATTAGATATTGATAATACAGACTGGGGAAAGATTGATGATGAAGGAAATCCAGATTATCCTAAATTTGATGATTTTGTAAAAACTAAAATGTTTGATTGGGTTAAGAAGAACGGAGGAACTGTTACCGAAAAAGGTAAAGATACTGATGTTTATGTTTTTAAACTTCCTAATTCAAAAGAATCTTTTATGTTAAGTAAATATCAATATGAAAATAATGCTATAAAAAGAAAGAATGCTTTTAGCAATCCTTATAATTATCCAGTAAAAAGATTTCAAGAGTGGTTGATGAATAATCATTATAAGATAATAACGAAAGCAGTAGAAAAAGAATTAAAAACTGTTGGAGGAAAAGCTGTTAATTTACAATCTGATATAAAAGCATTGGAAAGTGAATTAAATAAATCTGTTAAAGAAATGTCTAATTTGAAGAAATCTAAAAATCCGAACGGTGATATTATTTCTGGAATATATGAATCAGTTTCTGATGACAGAGACGAAGGAATTGGAGTATATGCAGCATTAAAAGGATATGATGCTTTAATTTATCCTCATGGAAATGGCGGATCAAATTCATTTATGATAGTTTTAAATAGAAGCAAAGTTATTGTTAAAAAATAAAATTATGTCAAGAGAAAGACTTGTTTCAATAGTAGCAGGAAGAGCGAGCAAATATGTTACGCTTAAAACACCATCTAAAATTATTCCCTTTAGAGGCAGTTTTCCTTTACTTCAGCCTTATCAGGCGCATGCGTATTTTAATTCTATCCGAGAAACTGAAAATTTGGAAGACTTACCAAAAGAATTTCAAGATATAACTGAAAAGGGAAATAGAATTGCATTATTTGAAGAAGGATTTAAAAGGTATTTATCTTCTTATAATATTTCAGTTGATGATTTTTTAAAGATGAAAAATGTAGAAAAATCTGATAAATTAATTGATTGGATGAATAAAGATTGTATTGATTTTTCACAATTAAAAATTGAATAATGAGAACGGAATTAATTCAAATGATTAAAAATATATCTTCTGAATTTTCACTTGATTGGAAAGTGATAGTCGCTTTTATTGAAGTTGAAACAGGAGGTAGGGGATTTGATGATAAAACAGGCAAACTGATAATACAATTTGAACCTGTTTGGTTTAAAAGAAAAGTTCCGTACGCTCCTTCTGGATTATGGAGTGTGAATAAGGTTGATGTTCAATCAAAAGAATGGCTCGCATTTAATAATGCTTATTCAATAGATAAAGATGCTGCTATGCAATCTACTTCAATAGGATTGGGACAGATTATGGGATTTCAATATAAAAGGTTAAACTATTCTTCGGTCGGAGAAATGTGGGATGATGCTAAAAAGGGAGAAGAAAGACAAGTTTGGCAAATTTGTAAATTTATTGTCACAGATTCAAAATTACAAAATTCTATAAAAAATAAAGATTGGAATATGATAGCAACACTTTATAATGGTGCGGGATATAAAGATGTAGCAAAAAAATATAATCGTATTCCTTATGATATATCTATGAAACAAGCGTATGATAATATTTTTACATAATAATTATTTTTTTAACATCAACAGTTATAATAAGGTCAAGAGTAATGATTATACTTTTGATCTTTTTTTTTATAAATATGTCAAAAATAGAAGATAGATTTAAATTTTGGTTTCCGATTGAAAAAGCAAATGAAACTATAATTGATCCAACCACAGGAGAAAAAATAATGAGGTTGGGAGGGATAGCTTCAACTTCAGATGAAGATAGTGATGGAGAATTTCTTGATCCAAAAGGTTTTGATATTAAACCATTGATAGAAAGCGGAATGGTAAATTGGCATCATCAAGCAAAGGGTCAACCCGCCACTATTATCGGAGAGCCTTCAAAAGTAGAAATTCGTCCAGAAGGTCTTTATATTGAAACTGATCTTTATCCTTCAAGTAAAATAGCTCAAGATGTATGGGAACTTGCTCAAACGCTTGAAAAAGACTCAAAAACAAGACGTTTGGGATATTCTATTGAAGGAAATGTTTTAAAACGTAAATCGGAAGATAAAAAATCTCCTGATTATAAGAAAATAACAAAAGCCATTATTACTGGAGTAGCCATTACTCATCAGCCTAAAAATCATCAAACTTTTGCTAATATTATTAAAGGAGAAATTGATAATTTTAAAGAAGATGACGAAGATGAAGAAAAAGAAGAAAAGAGTTTAGATACAGTAAATGCCGCTCCTTTAAAAAAAGAATCAGTTGATAAAAAAATAAAAAATCAAAATTTTTCAAAATCAGAGATCATTGAAAGACTTTTTAAGGACATTCCAGCTATTAGTATTGAAAAAGCAGAAAAAATTCATTTAATGTTAATAAAATTTGCAAATATGAAAGGTAGAAAAAACGTAACAGAAGGCGATATTCAAAAAGCATATGAAGCTCTTGGGCTTGATATTGATGCGAATAACGTAGAAAAGGGTGGCAATAATACAAAATTGTCATACGAAAAACTTGTCAATAAAGCGAAGTCGACAGCCGATAAATCTACAGAGAATGACGACGAAGATGAAAACTTTGAAGAAAATACTGAAGATGAAGACGACGAAGAAGACGACGAAGAAGATGATGAAGAATCTGAAAACAAGAAAAGTAAAAAAGTGAAAAAAGCAGTTACAAGTAATCGTTTTGATAGAATTGAAAAAGCAATTGCTGCTTCTCATCAAATTAATTCTAAATATATTAAAGCACTTGGAGTCATGATCAAAGACGCAAGTCAAAAACTTGAATCTGCTGCTAATCGTGAAAATGAACTTCTTGACATTGTAAAAGCTCAAGATGAAACTATTTCAGTAATGTCTGAAAAACTTGAAATGTTTGGTTCTGAAGTTCCTGCTCCAAAATCTTTATCTTCAGCACGTACTGTTGAACGTCAATTTGCAAAATCAAATGATAATGACTTTGGAAATGAAGGAAGAGTTAAACAGAATTCTAATCAAATAAGTATGAGTAAACAGAGAAATGTTGTTGCTGAACTTCTTGACCAAGCTACTTTTTCAAAAGGTTTTGATGATGAATTTAGTAAGGCTGTTACTCGTTTTGAAGCGACAAAAACTTTGCCAGCAAGCATTATTTCAAGGATTAAGAATGAATTTGGATATGAAATTATTAAATAGAACACTCTTTTATAAATAACGAACGATGGAAAATTTATCAATCAATTTAGCTGATTACGGTTATGCTACTCAGCAAGACGGTTTTCATATGGGCTCAGGAAGTTCTGAAAATGTTGATGCTTTGAATAAAGCATTATCTGCTGAACAAATTACTGGCCGTGAAACCGTAAATATGGACACCGCATCAGGTGCTCCTTTGAAGGTTGAATCTTTAGAAAAAACTCTAAAGCATATTACCTTCCGTGAAAATGATATTCGGTTGTGGAAAGACCTTCCCAAGAAAGCTGCTTACAACACAGTCGAAGAGTATAATCAACAAACTTCTTATGGTTCTAATGGAGGAGGTTGGAATAGAGAAGGAGAATTACCGGAAGACGAAGACAGTATATTTGTACGTAGAGCTCAATTGGTGAAATACCTTGGTGTAACTAAGAGTGTAACTCATCAGATGACTCTTGTCAATACAATGATTGGTTCTGTTATGGAACGCAGTATTAAAGATGGCACACTTTGGATTTTGCGTGCTTTGAATCAAGGTCTGTATTTTGGTAACGAAAAGAATGTTCCTGAACAATTCAATGGATTCCTTGCACAACAAATGCAATCCGACGCTTGGGCTTCTTATGCTAATTATATGGATTCAGAACAGGTTGTTGACCTTCGTGGTTCGGCACTTACTGAACAAGCTATTGAATCTGCTGCTAATTCTATCGTAGAGAATTATGGTTTAGGAACTGAAATATATGGTCCACCCGCAGTTCTTTCTAACTTTGTTAAGAACTTTTATGGTAATAAATTCATTATGCCAAATAGCGCTGCTCTCAGCAATGGTATTATGGGACAACACGTTCAAGCGTTTGATTCTCAATTTGGTCGTATTGGATTGAATCATGATGTATTCTTTAAGAAATTACCGAGCAAAGATTCTACAACTGCTTCCACTTCTCAGAAAGCTCCTAATAAACCTATTTGGGATGCTACTACTCCTGCTACAGTCAAGACTGCCATATATGATAGCAAATGGAATTCTGCTGATGCAGGTAATGTTTTTTATGGCGTTGTTAGCTTAAATCGTTTCGGTGAATCTGATATGGCTATTTATTCTACTGCAGCTGTTGCAGCAGTAACAAATGGAGCCATTGATTTAAAATTTTCTGATGGAGGTGGCATTAATCCAGCAACTGCTTATCGCATCTATCGTACTAAAGTAGGCGGAGCAGCTAATGGCCAGTTTTATCCATTATTTGAAGTTTCTTTGGATGATTTAACACGTGGTTATGACGGAGGTGCTCCTGGAATTATTCGCGATATGAATCGTTTCTTACCAGATACTGATCAGTCTGTTTTATTCCAATTTGATAACGAAGTAGTTGAGTTTGCTCAACTTGCTCCTCTTATGAAAATGGACTTGGCTGTTCTTTCTCCTGCATTCCGTTTCATGATTCTTCTGTACGGGACTCCATTCTTGTATGCTCCTAAGAAAATGGTTCGATTTATCAATATTGGTAAATTTTAAAATAACCGAAATAATTATTAAACTTGATTAAAGAGGGAGGGAAAAATTCCCTTTCCTCTTTTTTTATAAAATTGTAAAAAAATGAAAATTAAAGCAAAAAATCCAAAAGTAGCATCAATGAAACTTTGTGTTCCTGTAGATGGTGTCATTGATATAGATTTTAACGGTGTAGCAGATGTATCTCCTAAGTGTGCAGCTCATCTTGTAGTTAGTACTAATGATTGGGATTATCTGAAAAAGAAAGTCGAAGAAATTACAGATGAAGTTGAAGCGAATGATGAAAATGACGAAATCAACGCCGAAATTTCTGAAAGACAAGAATTTGAAAACGGACTTAAAACTATGCAACTTAACGATATGAATAATATGGCAAAGGAAGCTGGATATCCGGAAGAAGAGTGGTCTAAATTTACAAGCAAAAAAATGATGATGTTTTATTTACTAAAGAAATTTGATGAAGTGAATTTAAAAGATTCTGACAAAAAAGAAGACTAAAATAATTAACATTGTTCTGATATGCCGAATTTAACACTAAAAATACAATACAACAAGAATGTCGAGATGATTATGTCTCCTTCAGAGTTGTTAGAGAATTACTTATTTGGCATTCCTATTTGTTCAAATGATGGAAGGAAATTATCATCTCAGGCTATTTTCCAACATATTAAATCTGCTCAAACGCAAGTAGAAAGTTTATTTAGTATTAAACTTATAAAACAAGTCATAGAAGAAAATCGTGATTTTAATCGACAAGAATTTATGTCTTGGGGCTATATCAGAACAATGTATCCTATTTCTTATATAGATAATCTTGAAGGATGGATTAATGATGTGTGTCAAATAACTTATCCCAAAGAGTGGTTATCAATAAAAAAACAATCCGAAGTCGCGATTTATAGGAACATTTATTTAATTCCTAACACAGGAAGTAAAAGTGGTGCTACAATGACGCAAAACTCTTTAATTTATAATGGACTTTCTCCTCACCTCGGATGGTTTGGTCAAAGCTATATTCCAAATTATTGGAAAGCAAGATATACAACAGGGTGGGATAAAATACCTGCTGACTTATTTGATTTTATAGCTAAATTTGCAGCTCTTAATGTACTTGCTATTATTGGAGATATATTGTATGGTATTGGTGTAACTTCTATTCAAATGAGTTTGGACGGAGTAAGTCAAAACACTCCTTTGGCAAGAAGTGCATCAGGAGGACTTTTTGCAGGAAGAGTAAAACATTATATTGATGATTCAAATAGAATTTTACCATCATTGAAATCTAAATATAGAGGAATATCATTTGAAGTCATATAACAATGAAAAAAGAAAGTATCATTTCAGATAAACCAGTATCATTTCAAACTCCTTTAGAAGTCATTGATCCAATAGTCGGTTGGAGAGTTAAAGATTTTAATGAACTAATAACTTCTCAAGGATATGATGCTTTAATTGACAGGGCACTGAGATGTCCTTGCGTTGATAAAGCTACTGGCCAAGCTCTTTCTACTTGTAAAAATTGTTTAGGAAGAGGTTGGTTTTTTGTCGATAGGAGAGAAACGAGAGTTATTGCTCAACACATGGATAATAAAAAACGTTATGAAAATTGGAGTGAAGTAAATCGTGGAACAGCGTCCATAACTACCAGAGGAACGGATAAATTAGGATTTATGGATAGAATAATTCTAACTCAACTTGAATCTTATTATTCTGAAATTCTTAATCCTATATATTTTCAAGGATCAATTATAGCATATCCAGTTTATGAACCTTTATTTATAACAAACATATATCTTTTCTCTTCTGATGATAAACAATTAATTTCTATTGAAGAAAAAGACTTCACTATTGTAGGAAATAGAATTGAGTTTGATTTAGGTATTCAAGATTTAATTGAAATCAACGACATAAATATTAAAGATAAATCTGAAATTCCTATAAGCATTTCTATAAGGTATGCCCATTACCCAGTTTTTCATGTTATAGATGCTAATCGTGAATTGATGAGAGTCCGTGAAAGGAATGATACTTTTTCAGATGAAGAATTAAAAGACATGCCGATAAATGTGTTAGCAAGAAAAGCTCATTATATATTTGATGCTCAAAAATTCGGAGAAGAAAAATTTGAAAATTCAATAACACAATGAATCCTGTAATTATTGACCTTTCTGGATTAAAACCTCAATTTGGTTTAACAGATGATGTGATTGATATGTTAACAGAGACTTGCGTTAATGCAGTAACTGCTTCAATATATGCTAATTGGGAAGCTCTTGCTAAACAAAAATTAAATTCAACACTTCCTGAATATATACAAAATTTAATAAAGGTTGATAAAGGGAGATTTGCTAAACAAATTGTATTAACAGGCGTTTTACCTAATATGATAGAACAAGGCGCTTCTCCTTTTGATATCAAAGAAGGTTTTGAAAAATCAAAGAAAGTAAAATATACCATACCAGTTTACAATAAAAAGGGGCAACAAGTTTACAAAGGTGGAGATTGGTATTTAACAATTCCTTTTCGCATAGGTACGCCAGGAACTTTGGGACAAGCTGGTTTTACTGGAGAAATGCCTCAAGAAGTTTATGATATAATGAGAAAAAGAGCATCTGGCCAAGGATTAAAAGCTCCTGAAATTCCTTCTCCTTATGAAGTTCCTCAATCAAGGGAAGCTATTATGAATGAATTAGGTGGAATTTTATATGACACTTATCAACATAAAAATTCTATATATGAAGGATTGACTAAAAGGACTGCTCAATATAGTAATACTTCTCAAAATACTTATGGAACCTTTAGAAGAGTTGGGGCTAATTCAGATCCATTAAGTTGGATTCATAAAGGAATTAAAGCATATCATTTAGCAGAAGAAGCTGTTGAAAAAACTGATATCGAAACAATTGTAGAAAATGAAGTGACAACTTATTTAGAAATAATATTATGAGTGGAATTTTATTACCTGAAATAGTTATTTACAATACTTTAGAATCAATAGTCAAATTATTGAGAAATGATTTAATTGAACATCCAGCTAATGATGAAGATACTATTTTGTACAAGATATTGGGTGTTGATGAAGATGGCGCAAAAATAAAAATGAATTTATATGAATATTTTAAACAAGCTAAAAAGATGATACTAAAACCTGACAATTTGTCAGTAAATTTTGGTTACAATCAAAAAGTTGCTCAAAGTATTTCTATGCATATATTATTACCTTCTGAACAAGGTAAATCTACCATTGGAGAAGACGAAGGATATATAGAAGATGATATTGTTGACGAAAATAATGTTAAAATTGGGACTCAACAATATTTCACTCAGATGTATGAATGCACTTATCAAATCATGATTACAAGTAATAATTCAGTCGAAGTGAACGTAATCTACAATATGGTTAAAAGTATGTTGCTAATGCTTACTTCTCATTTGGAATTAATGGGTATTCGTATTCCTTCTTTATCCGGAAATGATATATTAATGCAGGATGATTTATTACCTTCTCCTTTATTTCATAAAGTAATAAATTTATCATTTACTTACGAACATAACGTTCCTCAACTTGTTAAGAATGAAGTGGCGAAAAAATTTTATATCATTATGAATATGATAGATTATAATGATGGTATTTATCAAAAAACAAGTATAGATATATAAAATAAAAAATAGATTACATTTAAAACAAAAAGATTATGGCAACAGTTGTAAATTTTTATGGCAAGAATTATATTGAACCAGGCTCTTATGCTACAACCGTTTATAATCCGACATCTATATCAAACGTTGCTCAATTTGGTAACGTTATGATTATTGATACTGGATTAAGCAGGAATGGTATTTATGAATTTGCTGGAGGTTCAGGTGTTCATGGAGAACTTAATAAAGGATTGAAATCTGTATATGAATTTCAGAACTATGAAGATTTTCTCGCTTTTATGGGAGGAGGTCTCGTTGGAGATATTGCGAAAAATATCTTCACTCCAGCTCCAGGTGTTGCAGGTGCTCCTAAATTATATTATGTTCGTGCGGCTACCACTACTTGCGCAAATATGGTTATAACATTTTCACCAGGAAATGCTTTAAACCTGAAATGTAAAAATGAAGGAGTCGTTGGCAATGGAGTAGTAGTAAATAATGTTTTAAAAGCAGGATATGCCGCAAAGGTTATTGCAGGAGACGACGCTGGTACATTTAAACTTCAAGTTTATAGAGGTACATTTATGGGAGTAGATGAGGCGGGAGAATCATTCGGCGCTTATTCAGAAACTGATTCAGTTCCTAATTTAATTATAGAATCTCCTGATTTAACAACTCTATTAGATCTTTACACTTGGGCAATTAACGATAAATATATGTTAGCTAATTTCGTTATTAGCAAAACAGGTGCAGATGCAACTTTATTGAGTTCGGTTAATCAGACATTAGCAGTAGGTGGAACAACTTCATTCTTATCAAATACCGAATATTCGGATATTCTTGAAGCTATTTCGGAACTTGATGTAACATTCTTCTTATGTGATAATTTGAACGCTTCACAAGGTCAAGGAGTTAGCGCAATGACAAATGCTAAACTATTCACTTTTTTGAAACAGTCTGCTAAATTCACAGAATTTATGGTTGTTCCTGGAGGAGAAAACGATACTGATTTATTTGGTGATTCAAATTCTTCTGAATCTATTGCTAAGTTTTACAATTCAGGACAAGCAATCGTAGTTCATGGAGCACCAGTTGTTATGAGAAAAGATCAAAACGGTACAAAAAATCTCCATTCTATATATCTTGCTGCTTCTATTGTAGGATTAAATGCAGGTTTGTCACCTCAAACTCCTTTGACATTTAAACGTGTAGGATATCAAAATTTTGTTTACGATCTTAAAAAGAAAGAAAGAGAAAACGCATTACAAGCTGGCATTATGCATGTACGCAACGTATCTGGATATTGGTGCGTTAATCAAGGCGTAACTACTTTATTGAATAATAAGAAGACTATTGCTGACGATGGACAGTCTTTTGAATTATCTATTGAATTAATTAAGTCTCAGTTGAATAAAGAATTGATTTTGGAAGGGCAAGCAAGATTTACTGGACAAACAGCTGCTCAAGCTTCTCCTGAATCTGTTAATAACTTTACGCAAACAAAACTTGCTTCTTTTGTAGCATATCCTGGAAATGATAAATTACTTATCAGTTGGAAGAATGTAAAAGTAGTTGCTAAAAATAGTGATTTTTATATTACTTATGATTTTGTTCCTAATGTTCCTGTTAACAAAACATTTTTTATAGGGAATGTTCTTGATTTTTCAGTAAAAAATTAAATGAATAAAAATAAACAGATATGGCAAATAATGAAAAAGTAATGACTGCTCCTTTAGCAATCATTCAAATAGATTCAGTGACGGTTGGTAAGATGAAAAATGTTCGTATTACAGAAAACATTAGACGTGGTCGTGTTACTGGAGTAGGACGTTTAAATCCAGATGAGCTGCCTGCTTTGGAATGGACTGGTTCTTTGTCTTGTTCTTCATATACCATCAATTTTAATCTTTTAGCCAATAAAGTGGTAAAAGGAGCATTTAGAAATGCTGGTTCAGTTGAAGAATGGGCAAACGCTATTCTTCTTCAAGAAGATGGGCTTGAAATTGCAATTCTCAGAAAAGTAAAAGATGGAGAAATTGATCCTGCTACTGGTTTAGTTAAAAGTAAATATGAAACATTCGCTAAAACAGTGGGTGCTTTTATAACACGTGAGGGATTTGATATTCAAGAAGGACAAATTTCTGGCCGTGACACAGAATTTGAATATTCTGAACCAATTCTTTATAATGGGATTATATAATAACCAGTATAAAAACAGTTATAATAAAGGTACTATGTGAAAATATAGTACCTTTATTATTGTATAATTATTTTAAATTTTAAAAATTATGGACGCAATTCAAAGAGAAATTAAATTCAACATTGGTGAAAGGAATTTTATAGCTAAGTTTCCGAATGTAGGTCAAATGATTGATATGGAATCATTAAAACAAGCGCTTACAAACAATCGTTATGGTACTATGTCAGCTTCCGGAGTAAAAAGTATGTACATGGTCTTAGACCTGGTAGATGCTATAGCATTCTTTCAGGTATGTGTTCCTTCAGTCGGTAAGTATTTTGATATAAAAAATTACGCTAATTTACAATTGGATGAAGTTAAAGATATTGTTCAATCATATCTTTTGCAAATTAAGCCTTGGTTTGATGTTTTAGTTAAACAACTTTATTCAACGTTCGATAATGGCGGAAACAATATTGAATCTCAAGAAGGAAGTAAATAATTTTCTTTTTGAATGGCATAAATTCACTATAGATTATTGGTGGAGGAAAAAATATCACGTTTCTTTTGGTTCTATACAACATAGAGAGATGAACTTTATTGATATGTTAATAGAATATCAAGAGGAAATTTTAATCAATAAGGTTATTTCAGAAGATGAATATAATGAAGATGAAATTGAAAATGAAGTTCTTGGATTAAAAGATGAAAATAAAAAAGAAGTGATTAAATTATCCGAAGAAGAAATTACAGATGATTATGAAAATTTAAATTTAGAACAATTTAATAAAGAAAAATGATATGGCAGATGTAACGGTGAATATACGTGGAGATGCTTCTCAATTAAAATTAAGAGGCGGAATTGATGAACCTTCACCCCGTCCAATTTCTATTCCTCCAAGTGATAGATTAATAGAAGAAGTAAGGGCTGAAATTCAATCCCAAAGATTCACATCTACAAAAGAAGCAATAGAAGCTATAAGGAATCAAGAAAGTATAAAAATTGAAGAGGATATATCAGCACGTTACAATGCAAGAAGAGCCGATATGCAGAAGCGTATGGCTTCTGATTATGAAAATATTGATAAAAATGAAGAAGAAAGAAGAAAATCTGGTTTAGAAAATCTTGGAGATAGAGCTAAAGATCCTATTTATCGAAGCGTTCTTGAACAACAACTTCAACAACAGACTGAATTAGAATACAAAAAAGTTGGACAAAAATATGATGTTGAAGAAGAAGAAATAAACACAAAAGAAAAGGAAGAAAAAACAAAAGCCGAAATTGAACTTACTTCGGCGATTAAAGAATTAGCAGAATATTTTCGTAATAAAACGGAACAAGGAGAAGCTTCTCCTGATTCGTATATAGGAAGATTAAGAGCTCAACAAAAATCTTTAATAACAGAACGCGATACAGCTCAAACTGAAGCTGGAGCAATAGACGCTGGTAACCGATTGGTAGATGTTAATGACCAATTAAGAAGAGTTCTTTCAGGTGGTAATAAAGTTCAAGGAAAACCTTATTATGATTCTATGCTTCAAGGTTCTCAGGGTCTTATGAATATGTTTTCAGGAATGCAAAGCGGAGATATCGGATCAACTATAATGGGAGGAGGTTCTGCTATTGCAGGACTTTCTGGTATGGGATTATCAACTGCTTTAAAATTTTTAGGTTGGGTTGGAGCAGCAGCTGGAGCTGCTAAAATGTTAACAGGAACTGCTACTTCTTATGAATCATTAGCTG